GAGACAGAGTGGACCTCGCTTGTGGAAAAGGATATCTCAAAGGAATCGACCAAAGAAACCTCATCATCAGACAAAAGCACTCAGCAGTCAACACCCTCATCCAAGGAGCAGGGGCAATAGCAATGAAGAAAGCATTAGTATTATTAGACAGAGAGATTGAGAAAAATAATATTGATGCTTTGCCTGTAGCTAATGTCCATGATGAGTTTCAATATCAAGTAAAAGAAAATCAAGCAGAACAACTAGGACAACTTGCAGTTCAATCAATTACTAATGCGGGTAAGGAATTAAATATAAGATGTCCATTAACAGGAGAGTATAAAATTGGAAACAACTGGAAAGAAACACACTAAGACATTAGATACTTTAGTTCCCGACATTAATAATCTACTTACTAATCTTGGGGATGGTAAGAAATTAAAAGTCTCAGATGAACAACTAAATAAATTTTTAAGTAATATCAAAGATGCAATAGTTGACTGGACTAATCCAGTTAAACAAGATAGAAGTTCATTAAGAATGTCTATACTTGGCAGACCATTGAGACAACTTTGGTATGACAAACACAAACCAATAAAGAAAGAAAAATCAAATCCTTCTTTACAATTAAAGTTTTTGTATGGACATATACTTGAACATCTTGTTTTATTCTTAACTGATTTAGCAGGACACGAAGTAACAGACCAACAAAAGAAAGTTAATGTTGATGGTATTATTGGTCATATGGATAGTAAGATTGATGGTGAAGTTGTTGATGTTAAAACTGCGTCAGCATATTCATTTAAAAAGTTTGAGAATGGAACACTTGCAGAGGATGACCCATTTGGTTATATCGCACAGCTAACAGGATATGAAGAGAATGAGAAAACAAAACAAGGTGGTTTTCTTGCAATCAATAAATCAACTGGACAACTTGCTTTATACAGACCAGATGATTTAACTAAACCAAATATTAAAACTTTAATTAAAGATGTTAAAGAGAAGTTAGATTTAAAAGAAGTTCCACCTAAATGTTATGAACCAGTACCACATGAGAAAGCAGGTAACATGAAACTTCCTGCGGGTTGTGTATTCTGTTCACACAAAGTTGAGTGTCATAAAGATACAAACGAAGGTAAAGGATTGAGAGCATTTAAATATGCAAGTGGTAATGTGTACTTCACACACATTGCTAAAGAACCAAAAGTAGAAGAGGTGGAGATAATAGAAAAATAATTTATGTTGAAACACAAGCACTTACTTGTAAGAGCAGAAGTATTAGACCCACCCAAAGATTTAAAGTCAACTAAACTTTGGTTAAAAAAATTAATAAAAGATATAGACATGAAGATACTTGGTGGTCCATATCTAAAGTATTGTGACAACATAGGAAACAGAGGATTAACAGCAGTTACTATTATAGAAACTTCGCATATAGCAATGCATGTTTGGGATGAGGACAATCCCTCACTTGTTCAGCTTGATGTTTATTCTTGTAAAGATTTAGATGAAGAGATTGTTTTTTCTTATCTTTACAAGTTTAAACCAGTAAAGATGAGTTATAGATATTTTGATAGAGAAGTTAATTTTAAACTAATAAAGGTACAGAATGAATACAAAGCAAATAAAAAAAATTAGAAGAAGAGCAAAGACTATTATGGTAGAATGGCTTCACTCTCTTCTACCAGAACACGAAAGAAAACTAGTTAACGAAAAAAATGTACTAGATTATGCACCAAAACAAACACACTATGTATTTCAAAATCAAGTGCGACTATCTGCGTGGTCGTATAAGTGGATAATTAAGAAGTTAAAACGAAATCCATACTTGACATTTGAGCAACTTGATGCTATAATAAAGGGTACTGAAAATATTCCAAGCGGTATCAAAAGATGGTAAGATATAGGAGCAAATTTGAAAAAGAAATTATTACTAACCTTCCTAAAAAGATTAAGTTCTTTTATGAATACAAGAAGATAAACTATGTTCAACCGGCTATTCTTCGGACTTATCTTCCCGACTTGTATTTTCCTCATACTAATATCTTTGTTGAGTTAAAAGGTAGATTTACTTTAGCTGACAGAAAAAAACATCTGTACTTACAAAGTATGGGTGACTACGATATTCGTATCTGTTTTCAAAACGCAAAGGTAAAGATAAATAAAAATTCAAAAACAACTTATGCTGACTGGTGTACTAAGTATAAGATTAAATTTTGTGACAAGGTTATACCGAAAGGATGGATGACAAAGAATGGAAAGCGGTAAAGCATACATAGTATTTACACCAGTTGGTGTGGGCAAAACAAAAAAGATTGACATTGAGTTAGTTAATCTTGTAGAAGGTGACAGACAGGTAATGACTTTAGCACAAGGAACTTTTTGGTTTGCTAAAAAGAATCCTCAGTTAGCTACATATATAGGTATGAATGAATTTGAAAAGATAATGATAGGAGAAATGTTAGATGACAAAAAACATAACTAAAGAATATTTAGAGACAGCAGTAAAATTAATTACAGGTGACAGGGCAAATGATTATGGTGATAAAGTAATTAATCATCAGAACATTGCTAAACTTTGGTCAGCATATTTTGACATACCAATTACAGGACATGATGTTGCAATATGTATGACACTTTTAAAAATTGCAAGAGCAAAATTTGGTAACCCAAAACCAGACACTTACATTGATGCGTCAGCATACATGTCAATAGCGGGAGAATGTAGAGAGAAAGAAGGAAAACAATGAAAATAAAAATAGATTTAGAAAGAGATAATAACTTAACACCATTTGGTATAGCAACAGTACAAGATAGATACTTAGATAAGAACGAGACATCACCGCAACATGCGTTTGCTCGGGCTTCAAAGTATGGTGCTACATATAGAGGTAAAACAGATTGGGATATGGCACAAAGATTATATGATTATGCTAGTAACTTATGGTTTGGTTTTTCTTCTCCTATACTTTCTAATGCAGGTACAAAAAAAGGATTACCTATTTCTTGTTTCTTAAATTATGTTCCTGATAGTAGAGGTGGTTTATCTTCTCACTATGATGAGAACATTTGGTTAGCTAGTAATGGTGGTGGTATCGGTGGGTATTGGGGTGATGTAAGAAGTGATGGTACTTCTACTTCCCATGGTTCTAAATCAACTGGGTCAATACCTTTTATGAGAGTTGTTGATAGTCAGATGTTAGCATTCAATCAAGGAACAACAAGAAGAGGAAGTTATGCTTGTTACATGGATATATCTCATCCAGAAATAGAAGAGTTTTTATTTATGCGTAAGTCTTCTGGTGGTGACGCAAACAGAAAATGTCTTAACCTTCATCATGGTATTAATATTACTGATGACTTTATGACTGCAGTTAATAAGAATATAGATTGGAAACTTATAGACCCGCACTCAAAAAAAGTAGCTAAGTCCATTAATGCTAGAGAATTATGGAGATTAATTTTAGAAACAAGACATGAAACTGGTGAACCTTATTTACATTTTGTAGATACTTCTAATAGAAGTTTGCCAGAGACACAGAAAAAATTAGGATTAAGTATTAAACAATCTAATCTTTGTAGTGAAATAACTTTACCTACAGATGAAGATAGAACAGCAGTTTGTTGTTTATCAAGTGTCAACCTTGCTAAGTATGATGAATGGTCAACCTCACCTACATTTATTCCAGACATGGTACGAATGTTAGATAATGTTCTTGAACATTTTATTCAAGCAACATATGATTTCTCGTATGATTACAAGGGTGATGTATTAGAAATGAAAGTTAAAGAAGGTATGGAAGGCTTTACTAAAGCAGGTTATAGTGCATACAGAGAAAGAAGTTTAGGTCTAGGTGCTATGGGATTTCATACTTACTTACAAAAATTAAATGTACCATTTGAAGGACCAATAGCTACAGGTCAAAACTTAAAAATGTTTAGACAGATAAAAGAGTTAGCTAATAAAACTTCAATGGAGTTAGCAGAAGAAAGAGGTGAAGCACCAGACATGGAAGGAACAGGAATGCGTAACGCACACTTGTTAGCTATTGCACCTAATGCTACATCATCAATTATTTGTGGAGGTACTAGTCCTTCAATAGAACCAATTAGAGCAAATGTATTTATACATAAAACTTTAAATGGTTCATTCCAAGTAAGGAATAGACAACTTCACAATTTACTAAAACAAAAATGGAACAACTCAGAGGAATTACAAAAAAAATATGATAGTGATTACCAACAGTTCAAAGATAAAATCTGGAAAAGTATTAGTGAACATACTGGTTCAGTAAAACACCTTGACTTTTTAACTGATTTAGAAAGGGATGTTTTTAAAACTGCAGATGAGATAGACCAGAATTGGATTATCGAACATGCATCTAAACGACAAGAATTTATTTGTCAAGCACAATCAGTTAACTTATTCTTTGTTGCACCAAGAGTACAAGCAGAACAAGAAGAGCATGATAATTTTTTAAGATACACTAACAAAGTACATTATCAAGCTTGGAAAAAAGGATTGAAAAGTTTGTATTATCTACGAAGTAGAGAAGGTAAAAGTGCAGAGAATATTAATTTAAAAGTAAAGAGAGTTAGACTAGAACAAGAAGCAACAGAGGAGGAATGTTTATCATGCGAAGCTTAAGTCCAATTTTTGATGAAAGAACTTATTACAAACCATTCGAGTACCCTTGGGCATTCGATTATTATACAATACAAAATCAGTTACATTGGTTACCCGAAGATGTACCAATGCATGAAGATGTGAAGGATTGGAATCAAAAACTTTCACCATCAGAAAAAAATTTATTAACACAAATCTTTAGATTGTTCACACAATCAGATGTAGATGTAGGTGCGGGTTACTATGAAAAGTATATACCTATGTTTAAAAAACCAGAACTAAGAATGATGATGGGTTCGTTTGCAAACATTGAATCAATACATCAACATGCTTATTCTTTACTGTTAGATACAGTTGGTATGCCAGAGTCTGAGTACAAAGCATTTGCTAAGTACGAAGAGATGTCAGCTAAACATGATTACATACATCAGTTTAAAACTGGTGAGATTAAATCAAAGAAAGATTTAAAAGATGTAGCTAAAGCATTAGCAGTTTATTCTGGTTTCACAGAAGGACTACAATTATTTTCTAGTTTTGCTATCTTAATTAACTTTCAAAGATTTAATAAGATGAAGGGAATGTGTAAGATTGTTGACTACAGTATTCGTGATGAGTCTTTACATGTGGAAGGAATGACAAAAGTATTTCGTACTCTTATCAAAGAAAACATAGAGATATGGACAGATGATTTTAAAAAAGAACTGTATGATATCTGTAGAGAAATGGTTGAACACGAAGATAAATTTATCGAGTTAGTGTTTGAGATGGGAGATGTTCAAGGACTTACCTTGGATGAAATGAAAAAATACAATAGATATATTGCTGATAGAAGATTACTTCAGCTAGGTTTAAAACCTAACTTTGGTATTAGTGATAATCCTTTGACTTGGTGGGATGAAGTTATTGGAGTTGAACACCAAAACTTTTTTGAAGGCAGGGCTTCAGCATATACTAAAGCTAGTGTGAAAGGTAATTGGTCAAATGTCTTTGACGATACTGAATAACATTACAAATAAAATATTCTACAAGTGTGTAGAGTTATTAGAAATTTGGGCAGAAGCTTTAGGAATAAGTTACGAACTAATAAATATCATAATCTTTATTATTGGTTATCCTTTGTTTGTACTAGGACTGCTTCTTATAATTAAATCACAAAGGAAAAAAATATGGCAACTCGAAAAAGGGAAGCTACAATATTTTCGTATAAAGTAATTTTAGATAACGAGGGGAAGTTGATTACAGAAATAACTACTCTTCCTATAGAAGATGAGCAAGTTATGAAAGATGCTTTCTCTCGTAGTCGAGAAGAACGAATGTTCTATACATCTTTAGTTAGAGAAGCAAAAAGAAAACTGCTTCCTATACATGAGTGGTTAGAAAAATACTGTCAAAATATTTTATAGTTTAAATACCTTGTAGTCTTGGGTCTGTAGAAGTAATATTCTTTTCAGCTTTAGGTCTTGCTATACTCTCTTTACTTCTTTTACGAAGTTGAGACTTAGCAGAAATTTCTTTTCGTTTATTATCTATTTCTTTTTTTAAATCCCATTTAAAATTCATTTTCTTTTTCTCTTTCTATTTAAAAGTTTTACTCTTATATGCCATAAAGATTCAGTCATTTTTATAGAATACTTTTCTATAACAGAAAAGAAAGTATCTATACTTGAAAAAAAATTATACAAAAACTTATCTAACATTTAATTATTTTTTACCATTCCTAAAAATTTGTGTACCCTTTATACCATAAATACTAGCCACGACAAGAATCCATAAATTCGTGAACCAACTGGGCAGTTGTTGAAACTGTTCGAAGAATTCTTTTATCTTAGCAGACGCAGTTGGGTCTTCGCTAAATACTCCATATGCAATAACTAATATCGGGAGTGTTAATACGACCAAAACAAATTCGTCTTTCCAGTCCGATTGTCTTGCTTCTAATAACTTTCCTTGATAATCTATTTCACCCTTCGCCATCCTTGCAGCATGGTGATGTTGGGCATCTGCCATCATCATCTTTGTTTCCTGTCTCTTCTTAAAGATGTGACTTCCCGCTTGTATCGCAACCTTTGCTAAACTAAACCAAGCCATATTATAATACTATCGCACCAAAAATTATACCAATAAGTAATCCAACCCAAGCACCTACAATATATTCTCTATAATGTAAAGACCATACACTTAGTTTTTCTAATTGTTTTTTTACTTTTTCTTTTATATCTGGAAGTGTTATCATTTGCTTACCTTTCCACCTTTCTTATAAAGTTTAATTTTTATACCTTTGTATCCACCAAAAGTTTTTGTTTTCTTTTTTGTGTCGCCTAAAAATTTTGTCTTAAAGTTTTTAAAAAAATTATCAGTAGTTATTGTTCCCTTTTTCATTTAGAAACCTTTCCACCTTTTTTAAATAACTTTACATTTTTACCCATCTTATATCTAAAATCTCCAGTACTTAAATCAATTCCTGTTTTATCTTTAAAAGACTCGAAGAAACTTTTTTCTACCTCATTCTTCTTTGTCTCTTGAGCAGGTACATTGATGTGTCCTTTTACATGTGCCATAGTTCCTCCAATTATTATTGTTAATATTAATATTGTATTCATTTTATAGGGGGCTTTTACACCCCCTACCTTTTTATTTTATTTTAATTGTTCTAGGTTTCTTTTCTTCTGGTAGATTTAATTTCATATCTACAGTAAGAACTCCATCCTTTAGTTGTGCATCTTTAACTTCAAGATGTTCAGCTAATGTCCATTGTCTTTTGAATGCTCTTCTAGCTATTCCTTTATGAACAAAACTATCTTCTTCTTTATCAGCAGCTTTTCCAGAAACAGTTAATGTATTGTCATTAACTTCAACAATAACATCCTCTTTCTTAAATCCTGCCAATGCCATATCAAGTTGGTACTTATCTTTTCCAACTTTCTTTATATTATATGGTGGATAGTTTGGTATCTCATATTGAGACAATGTAGATAGTTGGTCGAATATATCATCAAAACCAACTGTCATGTTTTTGAATGGGTCAAAGACCCTAGTAGGTAGGTTTATCATAGTTGCTCCTTTCGTTAAGCGAGTTATTAAAAATACAGGATACTACCTATAGCTATCCTATACACCTATATTATACACCTCTAACTAAATTTTGTCAACCTCTTTTTTTGTCAAGTAATCCGCCCTTTCTGAAAGAACTAACTAATTTTAATCCATCAGTTCCTACTTGAACAGTATTTCCTTTACCTATATCAATACTTAATCCAACATTACCTTTAAAATCTCCGCCTTCATAATCAATAGTACCGGTAGGTCTAGCCATTATAGCTTTATCTCCCGGCATGATATCAAAAGATGGTCCATATTGTGTTACTCCACCTGTTAGATTACCATCAGCAAAATTAATATTACCTGCAAGTGTTCCTATTGGATTTTCATTATATCCTATTCCATATAAATTTTTATTAGTATCTACTCCAAACTGATATGCTCCAACATTAGGAACAACTCCAGTTTTACTTACACTTACTACTGGTCCTGTATTTATTAAATTATCAACTTTACCTACTATATCTGGGTCATATATATCTGTTGGAATGTTAGTTGAAACTCTAACATTATTTTTCTTCATCCAATTTTTTACTTGTTCTTTTGTATCTTTTTTATTCTTTGTATTTGTCGAATTAGTTTTAACAGTATTACTATTGTTGTTATTATTATTGCCACTACTTCCCACATTGCCGCCCCCTTTGTTTGAAGTTTTAGAATAACCCGAAGATGTATGAGGATTGTGTCTTTGTCCTCCACCACTATATGCTCTATTAGATGTCATAGCTGACCTTGCACTTGAAAAAGAATTACTTCTACTACTACTTCTTCCGCCTTGGTATAAACCACCACCTCTAAACTTTTGTATTACTCCACCTTTTTTCTTTCCTTTACTTTTTAAATATAAATCTATTCCCGGACCTGTTGCAAATTCTTCGAAACTCATAAAGGTATCAAACCCACCTTTACCATCAAAGTAATAATTTCTCATCCATGCTCTGCTTGGTGTATCACCTTTAGCTAAATTTAATCTAGCAATTTTTGTATCTTTAAATTTAGATAAATCTACTTTACCTAAATTAATTCTTACATTCTGTCCTTCACCTTCTGGTGAACCAAACCACTTACCAACTTTTCGTACAAGATTATAACCCTCACCTTGTAGTGCTGACCCACCTATTTCTTTTACCATTTGATAAAAGTCTGTAAAAGAATTTATATCTGCGGAATCATTAAAGTTAAATTTATCTACAATAATAAGATTACCATTTCTATCTACTTTTATTGAAGCTTGACCTAAAGATGTTTTTAAATTAAATCTTTTATTAGAAATATCAGGCAAACCTTTTGCTGTATAGTTAACATCTGCATATGCATTATCTCCTTCTACACTTTTGTAATCTGCATATTCTATATTAGTTTTACCTTTACTTAAAACATCTAAAGCAATAGATTTTAATATTGATTTATATTCTGGATTTAAATTTTTCTCTGTAAATATTTTGTCAAACTTACCTCCAGTACTTTGTTTAAATACATCATTAACCATTAACCTAACATTAGGTGGTATCTTATTAACAAGTTTATTCCAACCAAATTTATTTGCTTCTACTGTATCTTTAGGTTGTATATCTTTTTCTAAAAACTTTTTAGCATTAACTTCTATTTCTTGTTTATCATCTGGGATTGATGCTTCAGCAGAAGAGAATAAACTAAAGTTAGATTTTTTTGGTTTCTCTACTTTAAGTATAGGTTTCTTTTTAGGTATAATAATATTTTCTGTAACTTGTTTAAATGACTCTACATCTGCAGGTTCTTCTGGTACTTCTTTTAGTAAAACTTTATTATCTGTTTTCTTTCCTAAAAAATTTTGATATTGTAAATCACTTTCATCTGCTCTTCTTGTAGTATATTGATTACCTTTCCACTCAAACAGTTCTTGTTTATTACCTCTTGCTTCTGCAAACGCATCTGCAAAACCACCTTGATTAAACTTCATTCTTGATTGGTCAGCTAATCCACCTTTATTAAATATAAAACCGGGGTTCTTATCTGTATCGTCTTTACCAAATTCATCTCTAAAGTTTATATCTTTTTTATATGTACCAAAATTACCTATACCTAATCTCTCTAAAGTATTTCTAAGAATAGGTAATGGAAAATTTCTATAATAATTTCTTAAAAATCTATCATAAGCTTTTACATTTAAATCTCCAGTTGCTGCAGTAAATGCCGATATACCACCATCAATAATTAAATCTACATAATCATTAAACAATTGTACACCCGGAAAAAATTCTACAGGGGATGAATTATTTCTATATAAAATTGTATTAGCTACAGTTGTTGGTAACCAACCAAGATTACCAGAAAACATTCCTGCTTGAGAAAACCACCATGGTTCATCATCATCCCTAAAACTTCTAGCTGTTTTAAATTCACCAGTAGTTACAAAGTTTCTTAAATCTTTAATACCACCAAATATTGCTAATGCTCCTGCCATACCAACTAATTGTCTAGCTGAACCATTTTCTATTCTTTGAATCATAGCATTTGTTTGTGCAGATTTTGCCATAGCCCAAGAAGAATATTGTCCAATTAATCTAACAAAAGGATTTCTACTTTGTGTAAATAATAATCTGTTTCCTATTTGTGGAATAATAGAATCTCTGTTTGCAATTCCGCTACCTGCTTTATTAATAAGTATTCTACCAACCACATCTTTTTCTGCATCTATAACAGAATCATATGCACCATACTTTAATACTTCATTACTATTAGTTATTTGTTTTCCATTTTTACTTACCTTAAGAAGACCCATTTGTTTTAAATGTCTTATTTCTTCTAAAGATTTTTTGTCAGTTAATTTATTTAAATCTTTTGTACCTTTTTTCATAGCAGTATTAAATAAATTTTTAGCACTAATATGAGTATCAATAGCACCTACATTAAATGCATATCTTCTCGAAGCTTTAGTTAAAGCAGTTAGTCCAACAGCATTAAAGAATGCTACATTTGCTTTTCCTATTGCTGCAGTAAATCCTTGACCACCTGTTCCACCTACAGCTTTATCAACAGAAGGTGTATATTCTTTTAATGCATTTTTAACAATAGTACCATGACCATCATCTACTTGAGATACTGCACCTTTATTAAAAAATCCGGGTAATCCTTTTAACCAAGACGACCAATATCTACTGTTAGAAAAAGGTTGTGATAAGTCACCTATGTTTGCAATAGCAACTCTTTCCATCAAGTTTAAGTTTGCTAATGAAGATAATACTGCAACAAATCCTCTACTAACATCATCACCTTTATTACCATAAACTCCGAAGTAACCATTGATTGCATCTTTTAAATGACCAACATCTCCTTTATGATTAAAGTTTAAAAAACCATCATATGTTGTGCTATTGTTAGATGAAGATTTATACATCTTAGCTAAATCATCTAAATATCCTCTTAACAATCTACCATCAGCACCAAAAGTTCTGGCAAATTCTACTGACTTAACACTTGTTTGTACAAGGTCAGACAATGTACTTGGTATATCATTAACAAGATATTTTTCAAATTGACTTTCCACTTGTTCGTATGTTCCATTTAATTTTCTTTGATGTTTAATGTGTCTATTAATAGGTAAAACAATTGGGTCATCTATTGCTTTTAATTTTTTACCACCAGTTACAGTTAATGCTTTTAAATTACTATCAGTTATGACCGCATCATCATATATTTTTTTATTATTTTTATAATATGATTTTGCTTTTTTTAAAGCAGAAGCCATAGTTTTTGCTTCACCTATATTCATATAAGCTTTAGCAACACCTTTTAAAAACTCATCTTTATTAGCTTGACTAGATTCAATTAATCTAAAGTTTAATTTTCTAGGAAAATAATATTGAATATCTTGTTCTGGGACAATACCTGCATCTGTAAAATATTTTTTAAAATCTTTTAAGTATGTTGTAAGTCTAGTTGCAAGTTGATTTGCTTCTGTAGATACTTCACCTTTAAATCCTCTTACAATTTTAATAGCATCTGCTTGAGTTGCGGCATCTGCATTTTGTAATAAACCCCCATCTTTGTTATTAGATACCATGTTTAACCATTTTCTAACTTGGTCTATTGCTCTACCTTCAACACTATCACCTACATTTGCTAATCCAATTGATTCGTCTGAACCAACTATAGGTTTTCCAAATATACCAGTTCGTACTGTATCTGTAAATCTAGGAAACATATCTACAGAAAACCTGTCCATAATATTATTTCTATTAGATAATCTTGTTGCTGTAGTTGTAGCTAAATTCATTCTAATATATTTATCTACAGTTTGTATATAAAACTTAGGAATAAATCCTGCAAATTTAATTTGTTCTGGAGCAGGTATTCCTTTAATACCACCTCTATTTAATATTTTACTAAAACCACCAAGTACTGCACCTGTGTACATCATAGCTTCTAATGTATCTTCTTCTGCTCCTCCAACTAAACCAACAGCACCCATACCACCTGCACCTACGATTGGTCTAATAGCTGCTGCCATAATACCTTTCATAACTTTTTCTGTAAATCCCATTGAGTTATATAATTCTAAAGATATATGTTCAAGATATTTTTGATTAGATTTTTTCATAGCATCTCTAGCTAGTTGAGACTTCTTATACATTTCTCTTTCTAACTTAGGCAATGCAGCTTTTATTTCTTTTACAGTAGCACTCTTTAAAGTTTTACCATTAAGTGAATCAAATTTTAAAATATCAAACTTATAAGGTTTTGTACCTTTTGTTAAGAAAACATTTTTATTTTGTTCTAATAATATTTTATCTAAATCATTAAATAATTTTTTTGTATTTGTATTTTTTAATATCTTTGTTATATTTTCTGCTGATGTTAACTGTTCTGTTAATTCAAGAATAGGTTTAACATATGTATCGTGATAGTTAGTTACATCAGATAACTCTTTAAATAGTTGTTTTGTTTTTTCACCTTGAGAAATATTTGTAACTTTAGCTAATTGGTCATCATTTAAATTATTTTTGTTTTTAAATTTACCTGCATTAATTTGTTGTATAGCATTTTTTTCTGCTGTGCTTTTAAATAAATTTGGAAATGCTTTGTTAACTCCTGCCCCAATTAATTTTTGTCCTCCCATTGCAACAGGAGAAAGTACTGCTCCATATAAACCAGTCTTACCTACTGTTTCAAAATTAACTCCGCCTGTATCTGCAGTCTGTCTAATAATACTATCACCTGCTCCAACACCAAAACCTAAACCTGCAAGTTTAGCTCCTTTTGTTGCAAGGTTTGCTCCTTGTGCGGCTCTAGCCCATGGCATTAAAATATAAACTGGGTCAGCTACCATAGTAGATATTGACCCTGCCATTACAGCACCATCTGAATCATACTTACCACCTGCAAATTCTGGAAACTCTGCGTATAATTCTTTTTTCTTTTTCTCGTTTAATTTTTGTACAGATTCTTTATAGGTATCTTCACCCCATGAATTAATCCATGCAGTTCCAATATCCCATACATCACCTAATACCATATCTTCCTTCGCCCATCCATATTGATACTTACGAATGTTTGAAGGTTCTTGTATATCTTGTCTTATATTTGCTAGGGGGTTGTCGCTGTTCGAAGGACTCGAGACAGTTTGTTTTTTCTCTTCTTGATTTGGAAGAGGTAGTTTTATAGACTCTAATGGGTTAGTCATTAACTACTCCTTTACTGTGTAAATATTTTATTCGGTTCAAAAGGTAATTTTGATTCTGTTTCTTTTTGTAAATTTTTATATTTATCACCTTCTGATGGTAATAAATCAATTATTTCTTGTGGAATATCTTTACCTTCAGCTATTGCTGCTTTAATACCTTCAACTGAATATACTCCTTCATCTACAGTACCTACTTTTTTAGTAACAACAATAGTATTATTTTCTGCATCAAAGTTAGCTATTCCTTTTCCATCATCATTATCACCCGGAGGAGGTACATCTGTTGAATCTTTTCTATTATTACTTATAGTAACTAAACTATCTGTAATAGTTTTTCTGATAAGAGATTCATTAGCATTAATATTACCTTCAACATCTACAATTGCTGCATTAACATTGTTTTCAATAAGTTTTCTTTCATCTTGTGTTATTGAAACTGAAAGAGGTAGTAAATCTAAAGGTATTAAAGTTATACCAGATAATTCAGTATTACCAATTAATTTTTTATTGTTTAAAAATAATGCTCTTTCTTTCCACTTTTGATTATATTCAGTTCTAATAGAAGGTTGGTTAAATGCTCTAAATTCTCCTACATTATTATTACCATTAGCATCTACTGAATCATAGTATTGAACAGAAAATAATTTAGCATCATTAACAGCATTCCATAAAATATTAGATTGAGAACCAAGATATTGACCATCACCACTAACTTCTAATTTTCCACTAACTTGATTAAAAGTATATTCTTTAGATATGCTTTTACTTAAAGAAACAATTGGACCTATAACTGCAGATTTAATTGCTTCAGTTGTAATACCTGTAGATTCATCATACATTTTAATCATTCTATTATTAACATCTTTTTCTGAATCTTTAACTTTGTATAATCTATTACCTTTAAGCTGACCTCCGCCTAAATTAGTAGAAGTATATTCGGCTTCATCATCTAATAATGTTTTAACTTCATTAACTTTTTTATTTTCTATCATTTCAGCATAGTCAATATTGTCTATAGCTTTTTCTTCTTTGTTTAAAAGTTTTCTAAGTTGTTTAGTTACAAATGAAGATTTATCAAGTTTCTCTTCTTCATCTTTCCAAAACTTACTATCCATATAATATGAACTTGGTTTTGGTTCTGTAAGTGTATAGTCTTTTCTACCAAAAGAAAAACTTTCAACAACTGGTTGACCATTAACCATTACTCTATCTCCAACTTTTGCACCCTCTGGTAACTTATCACCTTCTTTGTAAGTTTTATAATTATAATTAAAGTTAGCTGCTATGCTTGAACCTAAACTATTCTTAGCTTCTTCAGAAAGATTTTCATATCCATCATACTCTGCAGATGCAATTAACTTACCTGCTTCTAATGGGTCTGTTTGTGCAGCTAATGAATAAACAGATTTAACTTTGTCTAACTTAGCTACTTCATCATCATATGTTTTTAAATCTCTAGCATATCTTAATTCAGCTAATTTTTTAACATGTGCTTTTTCTTCTTTAAAATTTTCTAATGATTGCTTAAACTCAGCATCTCTAATTGCCATATCTTTTTCAGCAACACCTGCACCTATGCTTAAAGCTATATCTCCGAAACTTAATGCCATATTATTCTCCTACTCCTAATTCTTCTTTTGAAGGTAATTCTTTTACTCTTGATAATAAAGAACTAGGTACACTAGCTTTATTAATTTTTGGTTTTGGTTTTGATTCTATTGCTCTATCAGTATCTTCTTCCTCTGCAATATCATTATCCATACCTTCATAGATAACTGGTTCTATTTCATACTCTTCTGCAATTGCAATTATTAAATACATAATTGGTTCTAATAATAATAACATTAAATCACTATTATATTTACCAACACTCATACCTCTATACGCAACTATTTGTGCAATCTCATCTACAGGTTGACCATTATTTAAAATATTTAACAATTCAATTAATGTATCTCGTTCAGTTAAATTAATAAATACTTCTTTAATAGCAGTATCAACATCAGTTATTTCTGGTGTTTGTTCCCATGGAAATTTTTGGTCTGGGTTTTGAGTTAATGACTCACCCGGAATAGGTGCATTAAAAGGATTTCTTCCAGTCTCTTCAAATTTATTTGGTTTTGCCTTATCTAATTCCATACTATACTCTATATTTCCTTGTTTTGTTTGCTATATTTTTAGGTTGCTTACTATGTTGCTTACCTTTTTTCTTATCTCTTCTCTTTGCTGCTGTCGTTGCCGCATACTCCGCAGCACTTAGGTTCTTTATTGCTGCAGATGGCAAGTATC